CCGATTCTATGCCACGTTGTCGTCGAATATGTTTTCCGTAACAACGTGTAGTCAACTTGACTACGCAAAAGGGGTTACGAAAATTCGTAACCCCTTGATTTTTGGTGGGCCGTGCGGGAATCGGACCTGGACCTAACAACCTAAATATCAGTAATTATTAATCTTTATTTGACCCCGACCATTTTTTGACCTTGGGGGTCATGCTGACAGGTTGAAAGGTACGGTAACAATGGGATTCTGTACCCACCACTTTGTCTGTATTCTGTTTCTTTTAATGGATGGAGGGCGATAAATGGATATCGCCCCCATCCATTCCTTCCAAGTTCCAGTTCAGTTCTGTATTGTAAAGGGATCGCTGTCTGTTTCCGGCCGCCCCGCACCCCAGCTAAAAAGAATCCAATCAACCATCACTCGCGATCACTCAAGCCGTTCAGTTCGTGGGTCCTTCGCTGACCATCGAATAGAACAGGGGTCAGGCTACCCCATTACTCGGGTGCGAAAAAAATATAATTTTATTGGGAAAATGGGAATTTGTGCATATCGGATGGTACTCCCTTGCGATGGCTGACGTCAAGTGGCCGGAGGTGACAATGTCTGAAATTTGCTGTCCGGATTGTCAGGGGAACAAGCTGCAAAAGTACGGCACGAACAAGACGGGTCTGCAGAAGTACCGCTGCATGAATCCGAAATGCCGCCGGCAGTTCGTGGCCGGGTCAGACCATCGTGTTGACGAAAAAACGAAAGCTCTGGTCAAGCAGCTTCTGGCCAAGAACATCGATCCCAGGGCTATTGCCGAGGCCCTGATCCCCGTCGATAATCAAGAAGCAAAGCCGCCTATATCGCTGCGGTGGATATATGAACTCAGACGAAGGATGAAGCTCAAGCATGGCGGATACTGACGACATCAGAAAACAAGTCCAGGAGCGGGTTCAAGCGGAGGCGGCGACATTACCGCATCCGGAGGAAGATCAGAAGATCACGAGCAAGCTGATCCAGGATTGCCTTGTGGCGAATGAACTGGGGGACGGTATCCTTTATGCGACAACTTTCCGGGACCAGTTCCTTTATTGCAAGAACACCCAGGAGTGGTTTGCCTGGAGCGGGCACTGCTGGCAGCGCGACGTCATGAACAAATCCTTGGCCGCAGTGGAAAAGATCGTTGAGCATTACCTGGGCGAATACAGGTCTTTGAGCAAGACGATTGCCGACCAGGCAGCAGCGTCCGACGGTTCCGAAGAGGCCACGGCCAAACTGAAAAAACTCAAGTCCCGGCAGGACGCCCTCCTGAAGCGGGTCAGCCAATTACGGGCGGACAAACGTCGGACCGCCTGCCTCAAATTCGCCCACACCATCGAGGATCCGATCGCCATCACGGGGGATGAATTCGACCTGAAGCCGATGTTGTTCCCCTGTGCGAATGGTGTTATCGACTTGGAGACCGGCCGGATCAAGCCGGGCCGCCCGGGTGATTTCCTGTCCCTGGCCAGCCCCATCGAGTTCAAAGGCATTAATGAACCGGCAATACTCTGGGAAAAATCGATCCTGGAGATCTTCAGCGGCAACGTGGAATTGGTCGCCTACCTGCAGCGTCTGTTTGGCTATGCGATGACTGGCCTTTGCCGGGAAAAGGTCTTTCCGGTGCTTTATGGCAAAACGGGCTGGAACGGCCGGAGCCTGATCGTCGAAACGATCAGCCATGTCATGGGCGCCTTGGCCGGATCGATCCCAGCCGAAATGCTCCTGAGTCAGAAGTATTCGAAGAGCTCATCCGGCCCATCACCCGACATCATGTCACTTAAAGGGATCCGCATGGCCTTCGCCTCGGAAGTTGATGAGGGTCAGCGGTTCAGCGCGTCGAAGATCAAATGGCTGACCGGTAAGGATGAACTGGTCGGCCGTAGCCCGCATGACAAATACCCGACCCGGTTCAGTCCGACGCACAAGCTGTTTCTCATGACAAACACCCAACCCCAGGCACCACCCAGCGACAAGGCCTTCTGGGAGCGGCTGCACCTGATCCCTTTTTCAATATCCTTTGTCAACCGTGATCCCCAGGAGAGCTACGAGCGGCGTGCCATCCTTGACCTCGATCGGCAGATACTCAAAGAGGCCTCCGGGATCCTGGCCTGGCTTGTCAAGGGGTGCTTACGCTGGCAGAAGGAAGGTCTCAACCCGCCAAAAGAGGTCCGTGAGGCCACGGAGCAATACCGTCGTAACGAGGACCTCCTGGCCGACTTTATCGATGAATGTTGTGTCCGGGAGCCCGGCGCAAAGGCGAAATCATCCCAGCTCTACGCCAGATTCGTCGAATGGTATCACGATAATATCGGGAAGAATGAGCCGTCCGGAACCTGGTTCGGAAAGCAGCTCGGACAGAAGTACGACAAGGACAAATCGAACGGTTGCATCATGTACTTCGGCATCACCCTCGCTTCCGCACAGGGAGGGTTAGACACTTAATTGGAACATTGGTTTTAATATGAATGCATCACAGAAAAAGGAAAACACATTAAACATCGGTCTGACTATCCCTAAAAAAAGGAGCACGGCCGGCCGATCATGGAGGGTTTGTGTTTTACGGCGTTTGATTGTTTGTTTTGTAACGTACCGTAATAATTTGCAGATGGCTGTTGATAGTCTGGTTTGTTGTTGTTTCGTGAGGAGGGTTGGAACGATTTCCAACCTTTTTTCAGCCTCTGGTTTTATGAAAATGCACACGCATTAAATATATGCGCTAACTATCCAACTATCCTTAATAGGCATTTCGTGGGGGATTATTATAAGTAATATTTACTAATACTGTAATGAAAATAGATAGATATAAAAAAGAAGAAAAAGGGAGGGATTGATGAAAAGAGCTGGAGGGTTTGAAAAAGGGTCCACAACGATCCCTGAGAATGGTTTTGATAATAGTCGGAAAATAAAATGAACGTCCTGGATCTGGCTTCGAGAAAAGTGAATCTGAGGAAAGTTTCGGGAACCAACGGCGGGGAATGGCAAGGTCCATGCCCTGGCTGCGGTGGGACCGACCGTTTTCACGTCTGGCCAGCTCAGAACGAAGGGAAAGGGGCCTATTGGTGCCGTAGCTGTGAGAAATGCGGCGACAATATCCAGTACCTGCGGGATTTTGAGGGCATGGGATACCGCCAGGCTTGCGAATACCTGGGCGAAAAAGTGTCGGAAACATCTGAAAATCACACTATTTCAATGCCAAAAAAGGCCGAAAAACCACCTTTTTCACCCGAAATACACACTGAACCGGCCGAAATCTGGCAGGAAAGGGTGGATAAATTCCTCACCTGGTCACAGGAATGCCTGCAGAAGAATGCCGAGGTCCTGCAATGGCTCGCCGATCGAGGCATCAACCAGGAAACTTCGATCAATTATCGCCTGGGATGGAATCCAGGAGAAAAGGGAAAAGACATATATCGAGCGCGCAAGGCCTGGGGGCTGCCAGAGGAATTTAATGAAGATGGACGACCGAGAGCCTTTTGTATTCCCCGCGGACTGGTCATCCCATATATTATCGACGGTATTGTTCATCGTATCCGCATTCGGCGACCGGAAGAGCATCGCACAAAAAAATGGCCGACCCCTTATCATTTGGTTACTGGGTCGTCCATGTCCACAATGATCCTGGAGTCAGGCCGTCGTGCCTTTGTCGTCATCGAATCTGAGCTGGACGGCATCGCCGTAGCCGCCGGCAACAATCTGGCCGGGGCTGTTGCTCTTGGATCGGTATCAGCAAAGCCAGATTCCTATACATTCACCGTCCTGCAGGGGGCGTTGCAGATATTGAACGCCCTGGACTATGACGCCGCCGGTGCAAAGGCCATGTCCTGGTGGACGGATCAGTTCCCACAATGTGACCGCTGGCCGGTGCCCCGTGGGAAAGACCCCGGTGAGGCGGTTAAGCTGGGGATAGACCTGAATAGTTGGATAAAAGCGGGGCTCCCGCCGGCGCTGACAATTGAGGATGGAACGGTGGGAAAGAAAGGCGCGGCTTTAAGTGGCCGCCCTACCCCGCCCGCAGCAACTTCGATTGACGGCGCTGACATCCCGGCGCCGATCCGCGAACTGCTCCAGCTCCTGCGGAACAATTCCGGTGTACAGATCGTCAACAGCGCTCAGCATTATACGGTGCTGCGGCAGGGAAAATTCGTCGGCGGACGGATCAATGAACTTGTTTTCCTTGTCCAGGAATCCCGGGACTATTTGTTAAATCATCCCGCCGAAATCATCGACAGTACAAACCTGATTTATCAATGGAAGCGTCCGAATTAGAAAAATTAATCAATGGAAAGCCTGACACGGTCAAGGCAAAGGGCATTCTATTGTTTAATGCGGTTGCTAAATGCACCCTGGCATATCGTAATTCTTCAACGTCCTCAAATCTCCGTGACATGAACGCCGCCGAAGCGGCACTGAACAAATTCAAGGCAGAGTTGGAGATAAATGAGGCGGATAGCGAAAAGTTTAAAACGCTCTTTGAAGTGCTTGATTATCTGGCTGATTCGGGCTGGAAGGCAACGAAAACCAGTCTATATCGTCATCAAAAAGAGGGCAAAATTCTCCCGCAGGCGGATGGGACATACCTCCTGAAAGATGTCGACAAATATGCCAAGGCATGGCTCCCACAGTTATCGACAGGAAAGAGATTACGCGAAAAGACGGATGAAATGCAGCGGAAAAAGCTGGATCTCGAAATCAAGAACCTTGAGATCGAGCAGCGCCGGAAGGCCTTGGCCCTGGACAAAGAACAGGGGAAATACATCCCCCGGGAGCAGATGGAACTGGAGATGGCGGCACGGGCCGGAGTATTGGAGGCAGGTCTCAAGCATTTAGTCCAGTCCCGGGCGGCGGAATGGATCCGGGCCGTCGGCGGGGACATGAAAAAGGTCGGAGATTTGATCAATACAATGAACAACGATCTTGACGAGCACATTAACAGCTACGCCAGCCAGATCGAATACCAGGTCGTCATCGAGGCGGATCGGGACGCGGAAGAAACGGAACCATAAGATGAACCATCAAGCCAATAAGGAGGAAACATGTTCAAATTTAAATGCGGAGATCAGGTAGAGGACACAATAACGAAATTTAGAGGTGTAGTAGTGTGTCAATCGCATTATTTGACGGGTTGCAATCGTTATGCGGTGCAAAGCCGCGATCTTCATGACGGCAAGCCGCAAGACTGGGTTTATTTTGATGAAGATGCACTGATAAAAAGCGATGAGAATATAGGCATGAGGTTGCAGCAAAGGGGCGGCCCGGTACAGATGGAAGCACCTCAACGATAAAGGCTTGCTATGCTGACCACTATCCACATCCCACGCACCGCGCCGTGGCTTCCGCCGTCGATCCTGAAAATCTCAGGGGAAATCCGTATCCGTATCCGTTTTTCCGAGCCGGAACGCAAGGTATACAGAAAACACAAGAAAATCCCTGTATCAAAATGGGCGGAGCGGCACCGCTACGTCACCATGTCGGTCCTGCCTGGCCGCTGGCGGAACGAAGTCACGCCGTACCTGCCGGGGATCATGGACGCCTCTTTTTTTCCATCGGTGCAAACCGTTATTATTTGCAAAGCCCCGCAGGTAGGTGGAACAGAGGCAATTTTGACCTGCCTGGGTTATGCCATCGACCGCGATCCAGGACCGGCCCTTTGTATTTACCCGGACGAGCTGACCGCCAAGGAAAATTGTAGTGATCGCATCCAGCCGATGATTAAACATAGCCCGGCGCTGCGGTCCTATATGACGGGACTGGACAATGACAGTAATATGCTCAAAGTTGCCCTTCAGCACATGCCAATTTATATGGCCTGGGCAAGATCTGCGTCGAGACTGGCAAACAAGCCGATCCGTTATCTCTTCAACGACGAGGTGGATAAATATCCGGATACTGCCGGGAAGCGCGAGACAGATCCGATTTCCCTGGGCGAGGCCAGGACAATTACCTATCGGCACAACCGTAAAATATGGAAGATCAGCACACCGACTATTGAAACCGGAAATATCTGGAAGGCCCTGACGACGGAAGCCCAGGTCATTTTTGACTACTGGGTCAAATGCCCGGCCTGTGGCGTCATGCAGAAAATGACCTTCGGACAGATTAAGTGGGCGCACCGGATGGAACCCGGCCCGGACGGAAAGTGCCATTCTGAGGAACCCGAGACCATCGAAGCCGAGAAGCTCGCCTGGTATGAGTGCCCTCACTGCCTGGCAGAGTGGAACGATTATGATCGTGACATCGCCGTCCGTAGCGGTGAATGGCGCGAACGTATACAAAAAAAAGACGGGCAATCGACTGGTGCAGATGATGTTGGACTAAGACTTAAAGACTATCTTCTGCAGCGTCGGCCGGTAAAGATCGGATTTCATATCCCGTCATGGCTCTCGCCGTTTGTTTCACTCGCTTCTGTTGCGGCGGCTTTCCTGCGCGGCCAGTCGGACTTAAATAAGTTTAAAGATTTTCACAACAAACATTTGGCCGAGCCGTGGAAGAGGATCATCGTTTCCACGGATATGGACCAAATCCTGGCAGCCCGGTGTGCATTGTCCCCGCAGGTTGTGCCTGAGGAAGCCATCGCTTTGACCTGCGGGATCGATAATCAAAAAAGCGGCTTCTGGTTTGTCGTTCGGGCCTGGACGGCCATGTTGACCAGTTGGAATATCCATTACGGTTATCTTGCCACATGGCTGGACGTCGAAAGATTGCTATTTGAGACGATATATCCCGTCGGCGATTCCGGACGATCCATGCAGATATTCCGCGCGCTTCTGGATACGGGCGGCGGTAAAAAATATGAAGATATGACCATGACCGAGGAAGCATATTACTGGTTACTCAATAATCGTGGGCGCGGCGGTGTCGCGCTCTGGGGTGCAAAAGGATCGAGTAATCCCCTTCCGGGTATGCTCAACGTCGGAAATGAAATTATGTCAACGCCCGGCGGGAAGAAACTTCCGGATGGTCTTCGCTTGATCATTGTCGATACAAACAAGGCAAAAGACCAGTTTCATTACCGGCTTCAGCTTGCATCAAAGCAGGAAACCCGGGATTTGCCCGGTGCTGCGTTCCTGCATTCCGCTACCGGAGGTGATTACACGGCACAGATTTTGGCGGAGAAAAAACAAGTTGACGAACATGACCGGGAAATATGGACCAATGAACATGACCGGCCAAACCATCTGTTTGATGCAGAATGTCTGGCCGGCGCCTGTGTCGAGATGGAATTTCCCGGCGGCGGCCTCCGTCTCCTGGCAGAATTGGCAAAGCAGATGGATGAGAATCAGGACGACGAACAGATATCAGCGCGACCGAATCATGAAAGACATCATGAGCAGCGGAGGTGGTAGAAATGGATGAAGTCACAACGTTGAATGGGATGACTGCAATCTGCGAATTTTGTCGAACCATTAATTTGCAATGTTCGGAAGTGACGATTTTATCCTTGATTATGAAAAGCGGTTTTCCCGCGCGAAAGCTCGGCGGTCAATGGTCGAGTGATAAAAAGCTGATAAGACAATGGCATGTCGATTACATATTAAACGGCAGCGAATTATCCCCCAAAATGTCTCGGAAAATCTCTAAAAAAATTGGTGGAGGGACACCCCCCAAAAGGCCCTAAAAATGGAGGGAGAATACTCGTGATGGTGGACAATAACTATGCCAAACATAAGATAAATAGCGCTTTTAACCTGCATATATTCCCATGGGGAGTTCTGGGATCGTTCAAAATAGACGATTTAAAAGAGCCGGTAAACCCTCATAAATAAAGGGCTCACGGAAATTGGAGTAAATTGGGATTTGCGGTGGAGGGAAATGATTAAAAACAATCACTTAATGGAGCGAAATGTTTCTATTAGAAAAATAGCTCTGTCAACCCTCATTAACACCGGGTTGGCAAATCATTTTATATGCGGTGGAGGTTAGCGAAAACAGGAGCGTAAGGCCATGTAAAAGCCTCTTCACAAATGAGTTAAGAGTATGATTTCAATAATCTTATTTAGATTATAATTTATTCATAGTCCCCGAATTTACCGCAGTGGAGGGAAAGTTAAATAGCCTGGAGAAAGAGGAATGTTTGTCGGTTCGATCAACTCAAAAATTAGAAATCTAATATTTACTGAAAGAGAAATATTCCAAGATCAGAAGGTTTGTATCGGATGTTCGGGGAACTTTACCGTCGAACAGATTCTTGCGGGTCTCAGTTGTAAAATCTGGTCCAACGATGTTGCGCTTTATTCATCGCTGATCGGCAATCATCTGGCCGGCAATGAATTGCGTGTGGAAGTGACGGATCCCGAATACGACTGGATCGCCCGTTATTTGAAACATGACCCTATGGGGCGCATCGCGGCAGTGTCGCTGCTGTTTGAAATGCTCAAGCATGAGAGGGGCAACAATCTGCAACAAATTCGTATGTATGCCCATTATCGGGGCTGTTTTGACGACTATTTCCGCAAGTCCCGAGATCGGATCACGGCGTCTCTAAAAAATATCCGTATCGATCAGTATACCATGACAGATGTCCACGAACTTTACCGCGACCTCTCTCCGGAGTGGATTCGCTTGGCATTCCTGCCGACTTATGTTGGCGGCTATGAAAAGCTCTATGCCCGCCTGGAAAAGGTGATTACCTGGGATGCGCCGAAATATGAAATGTTGAGCCGTGAGCGTTATGAAGAAACCGTGACCTACATGCGCCGGGGCAAATATTTTTATCTGTCTGATTATGAACGGGAAGAAGAAGGCCTATTTGCCATTGTTAAAACCGGTCGTTTGAAGAATGTCTATCTATATAGCAATCTGCCCTTTCGCAAGGCGTATATAACGCCGTATGCAAAATTCACAAAATCGAATTTTGCATATTTGCCGGCAGATTATCAGATCACCGAAAAAAGTAAGGTCACTTTTAAGAAAACCGACAATCAGCGTTTAAACTATTACAAGAATCTGTTTTTGAAAAAGGGGATCGATTATACGACGGGTGTATCCCCTTTGTTGGTCTTTCTGGATGGCTTCCTGTTCGGTTTTCTTCTTTTCGACGTGATCCGCTATGGTATGGATCAGGACCGGGCTACGCGGGGCATCTATATGCTATCGGATTTCGTCATTGCCAGCCCTATCCCGAAGATCTCCAAGCTCCTGCTTTTATGCACGAAGACAAAGGAACTCCAGGCCATTCTCCGCGACAAATTCATGCAGCCGGTCGATTTTCTTTTAACCACGGCCTTTACTGACAAGCCGGTTTCGATGAAATACCGGGGCGTCTATGAGCTGATGAAGCGGGGAAATGGTTTTCTGCAATACACAACACCTTGTGGCGTGATGAATACCGAGGAGGCAATAAAATTATGGATCAGGAAATACAGGTCGCATTAGATCGTCTGAATTTACTCCTGCAGGACAGGCTGCCTTACAAACTCTATATGGCCAGGGCGTCTGAAATTGATTTCCTGGAAAAGAACGCCCGCTACATGACCAAAGAACAATTTTCATCTCTCACCAGAAACATTCAAAGTGATGGTGGCATGACGTCCGTACCGCTGTGTTATAAGCAGGAAAATGGCAGATTACTTGTACTGTCGGGCAATCATCGAGTTAAGGCGACGATTGAAGCGGGAAGGGATGAATTTCTCGTACTCTTGATAGACACGCCCCTGACGAAGCAACGGCAGGTTGCCATTCAGCTTTCGCATAATGCCATATCCGGTCAAGATGACGAACAGATTCTGAAGGAACTCTGGCAGCAAATCGATGATCTTGCGGAATCAATATATACCGGACTATCGACAGAGCTGATCGATAAATTGGCTAGTGTAAATTTTACGACAATATCCGAACAACGCGTCCTCTTTAAGGAAATTACCTTGCTATTTCTTCCGGAAGAAATCGAGGAAATGATCTCGATTTGTGACGGGATTATCCAGGCGACCAAGGGCAAGACCGCCTTTGTCGGCCGGATTACGGAATATGAAGCCATCCTTGAGGGGATCATCGCTGCAAAACAGGGCCAGAAAATTATTAATTCCGCATTAGCATTCTTTTCCATGGCTAGAGTTGTCCGGGAATATCTGGATGGAAAAGTGGGTGATCTTAAAGAAACCATGGAAGAGGGTACAGAAGAGACTGTCCTTTTTGCGATGGGCGGAAGTCGCAAGCGCATCAATAAAAATACAGCAAAAACATTCCGTAAAGCCATCAAGGAAAAGACCGATGCCGGTATGACTTTGGATGCCGCGCTGCTATCCATTTTATCTTGAAAACAGAACTCTGAAAAACCTTCAAAAAATATCATAAGTAGACGATATTATTGAGTATTTAATCATTTTTTTCTTGACATCCCTCGGTATAAAAGTATAATAAAGTTAAGTAGTTAAACAATATTCAAGGGGGATAAACGCATGAACAGATACTTTGACGGATGTCGGGACGAGCAGGAAATTAAATCACGATACCGCGATCTGGCCAAGCAGCACCACCCTGATTTGGGCGGCGATGCAGAAATTATGAAAGCGGTCAACAATGCTTATGAAGCGGCCTTGAAGGGTGCTTATCGCCGGGCCGGAATGGATGAAGCCAAGGTCAATGCGCGTTGGGCAATGGACGAAGAAATCGCGGTCATGGCGATGAAAGTACTCCGTCTGAAAAAGGAACTGCATGTGGAATTGTGTGGGGTTTGGCTCTGGATCACCGGCAATACCTATGCGGCAAAAGAAGAGCTTAAAGCTTTCGGTTGTCGCTTTTCCGGCCCGAAGAAAGCTTGGTACTGGCACCGGGAAGAAGACGGACAAGATAAATGGCACAAGCGAGCAATTTCGCTTGAAGAGATAAGAGCCAGATATGGAAGCGTTGTACTGGCATACGATGAAGACGTTCCGAAGTTAACGTAAAAGAAATCCCCTCCGGAGGCGGCAACCTTCGGAGGGGGCAATTATCAACCCCCAACCAGAAGAAAGGAGTTTGAAACATGCTACCAAAAGAGCAGAAAAAGTCAAGTGCAGTAGAAACCTTTGGTCCGGTCATTTATTCCTATTCCCGCGCCCAGGCCATCGAAGATGGTGTCCTGGTCGATCTGACCGCAAACTTCCCCAACGACACGCGGCTGTATAAATGGCCTGTAGCCTGTACATCACCCGTGTGGGATCTCATCGAAAAAGCATCTCTAAAAATCCACGGCGGACCTGGTCCATGGGTGTGGGATCTTTGTTGGATGAGCGTCAAGGCCAAGACAAAGGAATTATCTCCGAGCGCACACCTTTTCGTTTGCACCATCGACCGCAAAACGTATTCGTTCAAGGCTGTTTGTGGTCCCGGCGACCACGGAGAACCCGTCATCACGATCATGCTGCCCGATGAGGATTAGCCAGAAAGGAGACAAAGATCATGTTGAAAGTTGCAATAGAAAACCAGACAACAGGCCCCCTGGCTCATCGGCGAACCTTGTTGGATGTTTTGGCGGCATGTGATCGTAATGTTTCCCTTGATGACGTTAAGAACGAATTATTGCGTGTGTGCTTGGGTCGCTTCTCTGTATATCGCGGTGGCAGTCACATTGCAATTCACCCGATCCATCGTGGTCAGATAGCCGAAGGTAGAGTGGCCATTATTACGGAGGAAAGGGGGTTGAACCGTGGATAACATCACGCGAAACCTAATCTATCCCAACCCCGACCAGCCGCGAAAGGTGTTCAATCCGGTTAAAATGGAAGAGCTGGCGTTATCCATCAAAACAAGCGGTCTCATGGAGCCGATCGTGGTTGTCAGGCGCGGTGATCGCTTCATGATCGTTGCCGGGGAACGGCGCTGGCGGGCCTGTGGTCTTGCCGGACTGGAGGAGATTCCCGCGCGGATCATCGAAGCCGACGAAAGAAAAGTGGCCGAATTGTCCCTTCTCGAAAATCTCCAGAGAGAAGACCTGAATATCATTGAAGAGGCCATGGCCTTCCAGGGTTTGATCGATATGGGCCTGAGCCAGGAAGAGATCGCCGCTAAAATGGGAATCAAACAACCCTGGCGCATTCAAGAACGTCTCAACCTCCTTAAACTCTCGCCGGTCTTTCAGGATTATGTGGTGAAGGGGATATTGACGCCATCGCAAGCCCAGGAAATGAGCCGTCTGCCGGAAGAAAAGCAGGGCCTTGTGTTTGACCGTATTTCAACGGGTAAGGCTGAAACCTATAATGAACTCCGCGCCCTCGTCAATGCCATGCTCTGCGTTACCGAACAGACGAGTTTCCTGGCGGAGCCGACCCCGAAGCAACGTGAAGTCAACAACAAATACGATCGTATGCTCGAAAGTATCACCACATTTCTGAACCGGTCCTTTGATCGCGAAGACCTGTCTGTCCTGGCAGCGGTATTGACTCCGGCCGCGCGGGCAAACATTGAGAAGATCGATCTCATTATCTGGCATTTGAACAAAATCAAACGGGCCCTGCTCCAGGCGGACAGTACCCGCGAAGTCGTACAACAAATAATTGTACCCACCATACAGTAAAGGAGTGAAGCTATGAAAAAGCAGACTGCCGGCACGAAAAAGGCTGAAAAAAAAGGCAAGGCAATGGTTGAAAATGCGGTAGAAATGATCAGCGGCACAAACCGGACGTTTGAACAAATCCGCTTGTGTGACATCAGCGTAAACCCGCTCAATCCGCGAAAGAATTTCGACGGGCCAAAATATGATGAGCTTCTGGCCTCCGTCAAAGCCAAGGGCGTTCTGGTCCCGATCATGGTGCGCCCGCTTCCGCCCGGATCCCCTACCCCTTACGAAATTATCGCGGGTGAGCGCCGTTTCCGGGTGTCCTGCGATCTGGCCGCGAGCAACGGCGGCATGGAGAAGGCAGTTATTCCCGCTCTCATCCAGGAGCTGTCCGATGACGACGCCTTCGATGTCATGACCATCGAAAACCTGCAACGAGCGGATCTGACGCCCCTGGAAGAGGCTCGGGCATTTAAGCTCTACCTTGACAAAAAAGGCTATGAAGCCCTGCCCGATCTGGCGGAGCGTGTGGGAATTAATCCCTGCTACATCCGCCGGCGTACATCCGTGCTTGCACTTCCGGATGCCGTATTGAAAGACTGGGAGAAAGGCCGGATATACTATGGTCATCTCGAACAGCTTATCCGATTAAGCGACGCGGATGATCTCAATGAATGCTACCGAAGAATCATTGACTGGCATTGGAGCGTCCGCCAATTAAAAGATCACATCGATGGAAGAGCGCCGAAACTACAGAAGTCTCTCTTTGATTGGAAGAAAGCGGAATGCGTTTCCTGTGCTCGAAATACAGATATTCAAGGGAGCCTTTTTGGCGATGAATACGGGATAAAATCCTGCTGCCTTGATCCGAAATGTTTCAAGAAAAAGCAGACTGCATGGATTGGTGATAACTGGGATAAGTTCAAAAAGTCGCGCAAACTCGAAACCAACGGTGTAGCATTCTCGGAGGACCTAAATTATAGCGAATATGAATATATCTATCGAGAGACGCAAACCATATGCTCGGATTGTGTAAATTATCGGAGCATAATCGATATAAGCGGAAGGGTGGTTCATGAAAAGATATGCACCGGAGAAAAGAGTTGCTACCGTCAGCAATATCGTTCGGCAAATGCATCGGGCGGAAAGGAAAAGGATCCCGACGCGCCACGCGTCGCCTGGCACGGTGAACATTTCCGGGAAGAATTCTATAAAACACGGATACCGGAACTATTTTCCGCTCTGCCTGCCGACGATGAAAAAGTTTTGCGTGTCGTTTTGCTATCCCTGTTGGAAACGCATTATGGAGCGGTCGAAGCATTTCGTGAAAAATACGATATAGCATCATATGGGTATCGTGTTGACAGAGATTGCTGGTCAATTTTATCGGGTCTGCAAGGTTCGGAATTGCGGTCCATTCTACAGGACCTTTCGTTGATCGTATTGATGAACAAGGAAACAACCAAGCCGGACACCCGCCGTTGTGTCGCCGATCATCTGGGTTCGGTCCTTTCCGCGGAATGGAAAATGACCCAGGAATATCTGGACAAAAAAACGACAAAAGAAATCCACGCCATTGCGGAGCAATTTGGCATCTGGAGAGATGATACGGTCCGGGCCTATCTCTACGAAACTATGGGCAAGAAGCGTGACAGTTTTAACCAGTGCAAGAAAGCCGAACTGATCAAACTTATTTTGGAATCCGGCATCGATTTGACCGGTAAAGTCCCGGCAGAAATTCTGGCTGTAAAACCCACTTAACTATCATCATGCGCTGTCCTATCGGCGACACGGGGGGAAGGAATTTTAATGAAAACATCCTATTTCGGTAATCCGGCAATCCATAACAACGCGAACGCGGTGAGTATCGCCCGCTGGCCGCCCCGCTGGTGGGGGAGCCGCCCGCGTTATATGTCCCTGGCGCCGTCGGCCGATCTGCTCCGGCGTTCAAAATCCGGTCTACCCTGGGAGGAATACGTTAAGGAGTACAGGGAAAGTGTTTTGGCAAACCTCGATCCGTCCCAGGTCTATGCCGATCTCTCCGACAAGATTCTGCTTTGCTGGGAAACAACAAATGAAGAGTGCCATCGTCGTCTCGTTGCCGAATGGCTGGAAAAGGCCCTGAATATCAGAGTGCCTGAATTATGAAAGGGTAAGAATCTTGAGCAATTGGCCAAGATTAGTGAGAATCAAATTTCGAGGCCCCCTTCCGGGGCCTCTGTTTTTGGCATGTCAAGCATAAAAATACCTCAAAAAAGCATAAAATAAGCATAAAAAACACCTCAAAAATACCCAAAAAACACCTAAGAAATCCGTAAGGCCCAAAAACCGCCCTTATAATGGCTCCAAAAGAAAGGAGCCGTTATTTGAAGACGACCGCTGAAAGAATCGCCGAATACGAAGCTGCTGAAACTGAATGCCTGAAAGCCCAGCAGTACGGCATCGGCGATATGAGCAAGGTCAACGCCCAGCTCCGGGACATACGGACTGCCCTGAATGATTTGTATGAACAATATGCAATCGAGCAGGGCACCGCCATATCCCGCACCTACGCCGGCCAGGGGGGAAGCCGATGATAAGGCGGGCATTGAATAGACTTCAAACCCTGGTCAATCGCACCGTTGACAGGTATTCCGCTGCCGTTGCCCATGAAGTTGCCATGCGCCGGCATCGCCAAATTCTTTCCGAACGTTCCATGCAATATGCCGCTGCGAAGACTTCACGCCTAACCGGCGCCTGGACAATGCAGTTACCGAACGTCAACGACATCATTTCCGCCTCTTCCCCCGCCGTCCGGGCCCGCGTGAATCAGCTTACCAGGGATTTTCCCTATTTCGCCAGGGCGCTTAATAATATCGTCGATTACACCGTCGGACCGGGCATCGTCTATCAGAGCCGGGTCAAGCTGTCGAACGGTAAACTGGACAAACGTCGTAATCAGATCATCGAAGACGCCTTCAAATGGTGGGCGGACGAAGCGGACGCTTCCGGCAAGCTTCATTATTACGACATAATGCGCCTTACGAAACGGCAGGACGCCGAAATCGGCGAGTTCCTTGTCGTCCTGGCGCCGATCAAGGACCCGAACCGCTATCTTCCCCTTGCATTGCAGCTTTACGAGGCAAACTGGCTGACCTCCGCCCGCGACAATTACGGTACCGGCGGGATCGGCCTATCTGCCCGGCCGGGGGAGACCGAAACACGGCAGGGCATCGAATATGAAAAATTGACAGGGCGTATCAAGGGCTACTGGTTCCGCGATCCCTACCACGGCGGCCAGGAGGTCTATATCCCGACGAATCAGGTCATCCACGGTTTTGATATGCTTCGCCCCCAGCAGTTGCGCGGCATATCGCAAATGGCCCCCGGTGTACTCCTTGCCCACGATCTGCATGATTACATGGGTGCGGAAATCGACGGCGCCAAGTTCGCGGCGAAATACCTGGCTTTTGTCAAGAAACAGCAGCCCAGCCTCGGACAGGGATTGGGTGTGGTGACCAGGGAAACCGGAGAGAAAGGTATCACCCGCTATATCGAGGAACTGGAAAACGCGATTGTTGAGTATCTCAAGCCCGGCGACGACGTCGTCCTGGCCAAGTCGGAACGTCCCGGAACAACCTTCACGCCCTTTGTGCGCCTTCTGCTGACAATGCTTTCCGTTACGTCCGGGGTTCCCTATGAGCTTCTTACCGGCGATTACCAGGGGATTAATTTCAGTACGGCCCGGATCATCCGGAACGATTTTCAGCAGCAACTCCGCCCCGTCGCCATCCGGCATATCCGGCAGTTCGGCCTCAAAACCCAACGGGCCTGCCTCGATTGGGCAGTCATGACCGGCAAGATCAATCTGCCCGGCTACTTCCAGAATCCGCGCCATTACTGGGAAAGCGAATGGCAGCCCCCCGGCATGGAAGCCGTAGATCCGCTGCGGGAAGCAAAAAGCCAGGTCGAGGCTATTCGCGCCCTTTTGAAATCCCCCCAGGAAGTGGCCCGCGAACGCGGTCGGGACCTGGAAGACATATACCGGGAAATCAAGGAAGCCATGGATCTGGCGGAACAATACGGACTGCATTTCGACTTGACCGGAATCGACACAACGCTGGCGCCGAATCCGGCCGCGATACTGGAGGAATAACCTATGCCGAAAAACAAGCAACTCGCCATGAACTACCGATCCGCAACCATTGCGCCTGTAAAGACCGATGCGCCGGCAACAATCGACGAGGCGACCCGCTCCGTCGATGTCGTCCTGGCGACGGAAACGCCCTGCCTGGTCTTCGACTGGGAACGCGGAATCGTCAATGAAGTGCTCCTGATGTCCGGGGCGATTATACCGGAAAGCCGCCAGGTGGTCATGCTGGACACGCACAGCCGCTATGAAACGGCCAGGATTATCGGTTCCACAAGGGACATCCGAACCGAAGGTCAGGAGATGCTGGGCCGGTCCTATTTTTCCACTGCGCCGGAAGCGGAAAGTCCCTGGATCAAGACGAAAGAAGGCCATTTGACCGACTTTTCCGCCGGATACAAATCGGTTGAATCGTTATGGATACCGGAGGGGCAAACCCAGGTCATAGAGGGAAGAAGTTATGAAGGCCCTCTGCAGGTCACAACAAAATGGATTTTGAGAGAACTGTCGGCAGTCCCCATCGGCGCCGACGAAAACGCGAAGGCAAGATCGTTAGCAACAGACGAACCCAAGGAGGAAACACAGATGGACAAGAAAGTGAGAGAGATTTTGGAAAAAAGGGGCCTGGCCTCGACGGCGACGGAAGATGAAGCCTGGGCGTTTTTGTCGAGGATGGAAGTCAAGGATGGCAATGAATCGGATCATGACGCTGAACTTGAGAAGGCGCGTGCGGAAGCTCATGGCAAGGAACTGGAAAAGGTCCGTGCCGAGGCCACCGGTAAGGAACTGGACCGCATCCGTGAGATCGATGCCATGCTGGAGAAATACGATTGCCAGGACATGGCCCGAGAACTGATCGTCGGCGGTAAGACCCTGACCGAGGCCCGCCAGGTGGTCATGGACAAGATTCATGAAAAATCGAAGAACCCCGGATTTTCGGGCATTCGACAAGGAGTAGACGAACGGGACAAGTTCCGTGCCGCCGCCAATGACGCCCTCTGGCTGCGTGCAGGCCATGTTATCCAGAACCCGACGCCCGGTGCACAGGAATTGCGCGGCTATAGCCTGGTCGAAATGGCCCGCGAATGCCTGCGTATGGCTGGTATCCATCATCACGGGACCGTAAAGGAAATGGTCGGCCGCGCCCTGACCACGTCCGATTTTCCGAACATCCTGGCCAACCTGGCCAATAAATCCATGCAGGCCGGCTGGGATGGGGCAAACGAGACCTGGCCGATCTGGACTGGTGTCGGTTCCGTGTCAGACTTCAAGCTCCATTATGACAATGCCCTCTCAGAGTTTGACGATCTGGAAGAGCTGAGCGAGACCGGGGAAATCAAGTACGGGAAATTCTCCGAAAAGCCTCCTGAGACCTATCGGGCGGTAACCTTTGCCAAGAAATTCCGTCTGACGCGCATGGCGATCATTAATGACGATCTGAGCGCCTTGACCGAACTTCCGGCCAAGAGAACGGAAGCGGCAAACCGCAAAATCGGTGACGTTGTGTATGGCGTGATTATAGGCAACGGCAACATGGCCGATGGATACGCAATCTTTGAAAATGCGCACCACAAAAACGACGCGACAGGCGCGGGCCGGGCCGTCCCCAGTACGACGACAATCGCCGAGGCCATTCGCGCCATGGGCGTCCAGAAGGATATCGCAGGGAAACGCCGCCTGAATATCCGTCCGGAATTTTTCCTGGCGCCGAAAGCGTTGGAAGGTTCCAGCGAGGTCTTCTTCAAGTCGGACCGCTTCGGATCCAATGAAGCATCGACCCGGGTCAATATCTATTCGGGCGACTATTTCACCCGCGTCTATGAATCGCGCCTTGATGACGACTCCCTGACGGCCTACTACCTGATGGGGCCCAAGGGCAAGACGGTCAAGGTGGTCTTTTTGAACGGCGTTCAGGCCCCCATCATGGAAATGCAGCAGCCCGGCTTTACAATCGAGGGGTTCGAGTATGCGGTATCCATCGATGTCGGCGCCTACGCGACGGATTTCCGGGGCATGTACCGTAATGAAGGAGCGTAATCCCGGCCTGATTAATCAGGGGATAAATACGATTGAACATGCCGGATAAAACCCGGCTGAAAAGGAGGATAGCGGTATGGCAAAAAATTTAATTCAGGAAGGCGACGTGTTGAGATTGACGGTCGATTCCGGCGTAAAAGCCGGCGATCCTTTTGTAGTCGGCGCTTTTCATGGCGTTGCCCTTACGGACTACAGCGCGATGGACGGCAAGGCAGACATTCGTCTCAAAGGGGTTTTTGACCTGTCGGTGAAGGGCATCGACGGTTCCGGGAACAATGCCGTCATAGTCGGCGACAAAATTTATTATGTCAACGCCGACACGCCGAAGCTCTCCAAGAAAAATACCGGTGAATATTACGGGATTGCTTTGGGAACTGTCTCCGGCGGAGCCACTACAAACATCCCGGTGAAACTGGTTTAGGCGGGAATGTGAGATGCAACGATGGGGCGGCCCGATCGCCGCCCCGCAACCAGGCGATAAGGAGACTGCAGATGGCCGAGAATTCGATGCTTTTGTGGGCGCTGGGAGGATTGCAGACGGTCAATCTGTTGCTTCTCGGCTGGATCAAGCTGGACATAAACCAACTTTGGACCCGGGCGAACACCCACGGCCACAAGATCGAATGCGACGCCGATAAATGCAAACCCAAAACCACGGCCGTCATCATTCACGAGGCGTAACAATGATCCCGGAAAAAATAATCATCCACCATTCGCTGACAAATGACAGCCAGACCGTATCCTGGAGCGCGATCCGGCGCTACCACATCGAAGAGAACGGCTGGGCGGACATCGGGTATCACTATGGCGTGGAGTTAATCGACGATCATTACGAGGTCTTGATGGGCAGACCGGAGCTTATGGCTGGCGCGCACTGCGTCGGGCACAACGCCGATTCTCTGGGCATCTGCTTTGTCGGTAATTACGACCTGGCGCCGCCGCCGTTCGCCATGATGAAGCGGGCGGTTGAAGTTTTTTACCCGATCATGCGTCGTCTGGTCATTCCCCCGGAAAATGTATTTGGACACCGTGATTTTTCTCAAAAAACCTGTCCGGGTGCGCAGTTCCCCCTGAAGCGTTTTCGGGATGCACTGCGGTGCGGGCGCTGGAGTTAAGGGAGAAGAAAGCATGACGACAGGAATACCCGTAATTGACGTAATCGTTGCCCTTGGCGGACTGATCATCCCGCCTTTTTTCGATTTCATCAAAAAGAAGTGGGTCAAGGGCGAAGCCGACACCCCGGAAAGAACCATGGCGTCTTTGGCCACCACGAAACCCGAATCCCTGCCTGGCTATGTCGAGGCCCTCAGCAAGTATATCGATTCCCAGGTTAGGTTGTTCAATCGGGATGTAACCGGCGCCGCCAGCCAGTGGGTTGTTGATCTCCGGGCCTGCATCCGGCCCATCACCGTGGCGGTTTCCCTTGTGGTCCTGGTGGGGCTCGCGTTCATCTATCTCAATGTTGATGAGCAGCAGATGAAACCGATGATTTCCGAAGGGCTCTCCGGCATTCGTATCACCTGCGAGGGGATCGCCACATCATGGATCGGCAGCCGGATTGCTGTCGGCGGAACGAAAACCATACAGCAGTAGGCTGCCCCATGACTACACCCGCCGATGTTGCTTATATGTACGAGGACCTTCTGGCAGCCGGGCTCGCGACACGGATGGTCAAAGTCACGACCGGCGCTGCGTCTAAGGATGTCCCCGCCATTATCAGCTACGGCAAAGGCGACAAATACAAGGGCGCGGACAGCTTTGGTGTCGCCGCGACGCTGAGAATTCAGGCTCAGGGCGAACAGGGTGTGGAAACCATCACAAAAAAAACGAGCATAATCATCGGAACGGAAACCTGGCGGGTGATTGATGCGGATAAATCCGCCTCGGGCCTGGAATGGATCGTCCAGGTCAATAAGGAAACAAGCTGATGCAGATCAATATCGGACGACATACCGGAGAATTCGGAGCCGAGAATATCGAGGCGATGTTTGCCGAGTTTCCACAATATGCGCGGCGGGCCTTGACATCGGCCCTGTCCGCCGAAGGGTACCGATTGAAGGGCATCGTCGCCAAGACAATCAGCGACGGCGGCCCCGACGGGTCCTGGAAGGCGATCAATCCCCACACGGCGTATTTGAACCGCGCGGCAGTCCGCACGATCAAGACCTGGCGCATGTCCCGCAAGGGCGTAAAAAAGGGAGAGGCGTCGCGTCAGGTCAGCATGTCACTGGAAGAAAGAAGCAAGCGTTTCGTGAATACCAGGAAATCCCCCCTGCTCAAATTGAAGGGGGCGGTACGCTACCGTTTGGATAAGGAAGAAATGTACGCGAACATCGGATTTATCGGCGACGACGCGAAGGGTTACCGGCTACAAAGGATCGTCAGTCATGCCGCGAAGGGGTTCAGGACGCCCTTGACCGGCAGGATGCGGCGTTTTGCCTTTGGCCTGGGTTTTCCCCTGAGAAAAGAGACGAACGAACTGGTTGCCCCTGCCCGCCCGTTAATGCGGCCAATTTTTGAGAAAGAGGAAGGCAATATCGTGCGGAACATCTCCATGCGGGTGGTGAACAATATCAGTCGCTATAAACATGGGATGGAAAAAGACTGGGATTCCATGCTCCGCGATGAAAAGGGGAACTATAGATGAGCGAAGCCCTGATCCGCACGCAAGTCAAGGCCATTATGGAAACCGTGCCCGGGATCGGCGTCGTTTATGACTATGAACGCTACGCCCGCAGCCTGGCCGACTATTTCAAACTGATGACCCCGGCCGGACAGGATTCTGTAAAGGGATGGATTATTCACCGCGAAAAAACGGATTCGCGTCAGATTACGATGGGGCTCCTCGGCCAGATTGAACGTGTCCATTCCTTCCGGATTGCGGGGATTCTTGAAATGGATGACGCCGCCGGTTCCGAGAAAGATTTCCAGGAAATTCTCGACGGGATTTTCACGGCGTTCAAGGCAAACGGCACGTTGAACGGTTCGGCGACAAGTCACGAGCAGATCCAGATCGATGAAGTCACGGTCTGCCTGGAGGATGAATTCGGCGGCAGTCTCTACCACGTGGCGGATTGCACCCTGACCGTCACCGAACGGGTCGATGTCATGACATAACAGGAGGATACGATGAAGAAATTGTTTTACGACGAGGGGGCTTTAATCATGTCTTTCGGCGCCGCCGGCATTTTCCGGATCAACGAACCGCGGGACGTGGATGACACGCTGGCGGAGGTCCTGATCAAAAAGGGCCGCCTGAAGGAATGGCCGGGTGAGCCGGCAAAGGTCACAAAAGGCCGGGAAAAGGAGGAATAAACAATGGCTCAGCAGCGCGGTGCGAACGTCACCATTATTTTCGACACGGAAACCACCTTCAAAACCACGCCGGGAACGCCCGACGCGATGGTTTTGCCCTATTCGACCGAATCGATCCGGCTGAACCGCAACCTGATCGAATCCAAGACAATCCGCTCCACGCGCAATCCCCAGATGCCGGGCCGGGGCAAAGTGGATGTCGGCGGTGATATCAATTTCGAGCTTTCGCCGCAGTGCGGCAGGCTCCTGAAGCACATCTTCGGCGATTATGTCAAAACAGGGTCCTCCGCGCCCTATACCCACACCTACAAGATCGGAGATCTGCCCGCCGGGATGGTGATTGAAAAGCAGTTCAAGGACCTGGCGACGCCCAAGTTCTTCCAGTACAACGGCTGCAAGATCAACCAGTTCAAGTGTGGCGTGAAGCCCGAAGGCATGATCGATTGTTCCGTATCCGTGATGGGCGCCAAGGAGACCATTGCCGACGCCAGTTTCGATACGACGCCGACGGACATCGGGCACAAGCCTTTCGACGGTTTTTCCGGGTCTGTCAAGCAGGGCGGCGCGGCCATCGGCATCGTGACGGACTTCAACTTCACCCTCGATAATACCCTGGACGGCGACACCTATGTCCTGGACGGGACTGGAGAGCGCTACTCTATGGCCGAAGGCAAGGTGAAGCTTGAAGGTTCGATCCAGGTTATTTTCGACAGTCTCACGCTTTACAACCTGGCCATCGGGCATACGGAAACCAGCCTGGAACTCAATTTTACGTTCGGGGACGGACTCGGCGGCTCCGCCGGCAACGAAAAGCTGTCCTTTTGTTTCGACGAGATCATCTTCAAACCGCAGGCGCCTGTCGTGAGCGGCCCCACCGGGCTGCAGGTTGAAATGCCCTTTCAGGCTTTTTACAATGACGATGCAGACGCTTCTGCCTGCCGGGCGATCCTGTTATCCCCCATATCGACTTTCTGAGGTGCTGCCGTATGGAATCCATAAAATATGAAATCGGCGGCAAGGTTTATACCCAGCGGCCCCTGGTTCTGGGCCAGATCGGACAGTTGGTTGACGCGCTGCGGGATTTTACCCTGCCTGCACGGGCAAACGCCGTTGATCTGGCAATGGCGCTCGATGACAAATTGCCGGGTTTACTGGCGATTGTCCTGGGCGTAGAGGGTTTGCCCATGCAGGACAAGGATATTACCGCCATGACGGAAGAACTCCGGTATTCGGTTCCCGCCGAAACGGCGATCAAGATGGTTGATGATTTTTTCGTCTGCAACCCGATAGCTTCTCTTGCGGAGAAGACGTCGGGCTGGATGGAAATACTCACCGCCTGGATTCTGGCGAAGTATGGATCGACAACCTCGTCGTCATGCTCTGCGGCGGAGACATCACCCGACGGGACGCAATCCAATGGGGATTCACTCTCCGGGACGTAAAGCCGTATGCCGAATACAGGTTGCGGGAGATCCGGTTCCGCGAGGCCGTGATCAGGGTCCTCTGCGGGCCGGACAAAAAGGAGATCACGGACAAGTATTGCGAGAACTGTCGTCGGGCTGGCCGTGACATCGATTGTGCAAACTGCCCGAAAACCATCAGCATCATGGAACAAAACGGGGAAAAATAGATGCCCATCTCCAAAGCAGACGTTCAGATTATTCTCAGCGCCCAGGACCAGGCTTCCGGCGTCGTTAAACAGTTCGGCAGCACTGCCGAGAGGGCCATGCGCCAGGCGGAGACCTCCACAATAAAGCTGAATCAGCGCATGGATGAACTGCGTGGCGCCGTCAATACAGCCATAAAAGGCTTTATCGCTTACCAGGGCATTTCTTTTCTAAAATCCGCCATTGACGAGGCGGAACGCACGGAAAACACCCTGCGCGGTCTGGCCGGCGTGGCCCGCTATTCCGGCGAGGATATAGGCCAGTCTCTGCAGGCGGCCTCAAAGTTGGCGGAAGACGGCTTGCTCGATGTGACAAGCGCGTCCAGGGCGCTGCAAAACCTGCTGTCGCGTGGTTACAATCTGCAGGAATCCATCGATATTCTGACCCGCCTGAAGGATGCGGCGGCGTTTAACCGCCAGGGCCATCTTTCCATGTCTGAGGCGGTTATCTCCGCGTCGGAAGGTCTGAAGAACGAGAATTCAGTTTTGGTCGACAATGCCGGCGTGACAAAAAACGTTTCCGTCATGTGGAAGGAATACGCCGACGAGATCGGCAAGGGCGTAAACCAGCTTACCCAGGCGGAAAAACGCCAGGCCGAATACAACGGCATCATGAGGGAAACGGAAGCCCAGGTCGGCAATGCGGCAAGGGCGATGGAGGGTCTTACCGGCGTCAAGGCCAAGCTGAACGTTGAAACCATCAAATTAAAAAACAGTCTGGGCAATTCTCTCGCGCCGGCATTTCTGGCCATTGCCCAGGCGGCGAACTGGACGTTGAAAAACGGCATCGTGCCTTTTATAGGCGGTATTGAGATTTTATCCGCCAAAACAGCCGGTTTTTTCGACAAGACCTGGCTCCGGATGAAGATCAAGGGCATGGAAAGCAGCCAGTGGGCGGTCGAGGATCCAAAGAAAAAAGCGGATAACGAACGCCTCATCGCCGATATGAAACGCCAGCTTGCCCGCGTCGACGGCGTTGTCTCGGAACAGATAGACGATATCGTCAAGAAATGGTCCGGGGAATTGAAGATCCCGGACATTGGTGCGGACTCCGGTAAGAGACGCCAGGACACCGTACCGGGTGCGGATGGCGGCGGAAAAGGCGGGAAGAGTGAGGCGGCAAAAGCCGCCGAGGACCGTATCAAACGCGCACAAGACATCATCCTTTCGTTGACCCGAGAGCGGGATATGATCCGCGCCGTCACCGAGGAAGAGCGCATCCGGTGGGACCTGGATCATGGCAGGGGGAAGGATATCCCGGATAAATACAAGCAGGAAGCCATCGCCATCGCCCGGGCGATCGACGCCGAAAATGCAGCAAAAAAGGCCGAAGCGGATCGTGCCGCCAATACGGCTGCGATTGAAAACGAAATCGCCGGCTTGAAAAAGCAGGCCGAAACGTTCGGCATGACGGAAAACGCCGCCCGCCTCTATGATATGGCCCTCAAGGGCGCAACCGCAGAACAGTTGAAGTCTGCCGAAACCATAATGGAAGACGTCGAACTTAAGCGCCGGCTTCAGCAGGTTTTGGACGGTATCCGCACGCCCCAGGATGAATACAACCAGCAGGTCTCACTCTTGGATGTGCTCATGAAACGGGGCATGCTCACAACCGAACAGTATTCCCTGGCCCTGCAGAAGGCCAAGGAAAATATGGAAAACGCCGATAGCGATAACATCTTCTCCCTGGAACGGTTGGGCGAAGGTATTCAGCAATGGTCGAGCAATTCCATCGACGCGGTGGTTAATTTTGCCACGACAGGCAAGGGACAATTCAAGGATTTCGTCAGCAGCGCACTGGCGGATCTGGCCAAACTGGCCGCTCAGGAAGCGAAAATGGGGCTCATCAAACTGGGCATCAGCCTGGTCGGATCGTATTTCGGCGGCGGAACCGTTACAGGAACGGCATATAACGCGGGCGTCGCCGCGAACTTTACCGGCGGCGGATTGGGTTTTCATAAAGGCGGCATGGCCACGGAGCCGACCTTCATCCGGGTCGGCCTCAATCCCCGGATATTTGACATGGCCCCGCGTTACCATTCCGGTATCGGTCCTGACGAAACAGCGGCGATTATCCGCAAGGACGAAGGCGTATTCACGCCCGGTCAGATGAAAGCCCTCGGACTCAAGGCCAATTCGGGCGGCTCCGACACGAAGGAAAAAGCCCCCGCACCCCAGAACATCCGGATCATCAACGTTCTGGACCCCGGCATCGTGGAAAACTGGGCGAGTTCGGCGGCGGGGGAAAGGGTGATCATGAACGTGATCAGGAGGAACCAGTAACATGGCCCACCAGACCGGCACAGCGGACAATTACAAGCACCTGCTGACCAAGCTGCGGAAATTCATCACGGCGAACAACTGGGTATCCCAGCGCTGGCAGACGTCCGGCACCGGCGCGATCATCAAGGTCCAGAGCGCACCGAACGAGGCCGGCAGCGGTTATGCCGTAAACGACGTGCTGAATGTCGTCCAGACGGGCGGATCAGGTGCCACGGTCCGGGTGCTGACGATCGGCGGCGGCGGAAATGTCCTGACTCTTGAGCTGGTTGCCGCCGGATCGGGTTACATGGCCGACTCCGGTGTGACGACCAGCGGTGGGACCGGGACCGGCTGCACCATCGAATTCGAGGTCAACGGCGAATATGAACTGATAGCCAAGGGCACCGGTCTGGAAAGCTCCGATGAAATCTATATCGGCATCAAGACCTTTTCCTCCGATGTCGGTGATTATTACAACTGGCTGTTGAGCGGATTTCTCGGGTTCAATAGCGATCTGGAGTTCAACAACCAACCCGGCGGCATTGCCGTCACGCCGGAGCGCCCCAGGCTCAGCCTATTTAATGACACAATGAAATACTGGTTCATCGGCGACGGACGGCGGGTCATCGTCGTTGCCAAGGTGTCCACCGTTTACGAAGCCGCTTATCTGGGGTTGCTCAATCCCTACCTGCCACCGTCGTCCATGCCCTACCCTCTCGTCATCGCCGGAACGCATACGGGTTACAGCGGGGAACGCTGGTCTATCCAGAACGCATCGCATTCCCTGGGCATCATGGTGCCGAACTGCTGTAATACCAGTTCGACGGAATCGGACATCCTGGCCAACCCGCGATCGTCCTGCCGTTTCTGGAACGGCGAATGGCACGGTATCCAGCATAATTATAACAATACCGGTTCATACCAGACGGACTGGAAAGCCCTATGGCCGTACTGCCGTTACAACCATGCCCGTTTCAACAACCTGCGTTCAAATATCAACGACGGGACCTACACCCTGCTCCCGGTGATCCTTCACATGAATTCCCCGTCGCCGAACATTTTCGGCGAGCTGGATGGTGTCTTTTTCATCACGGGATTCAATAACGCGGCGGAAAATATCCACACGATCGGGGGCAAGGACTATCTCGTGGTGCCGAACGTCTATCGCAGCGGCATCTTCGATTACTGCGCGGTGAGGTTATCCTGATGGCTTACGAAACCGGCTCGGCAACAGGCGTCAACGATTTGATCGGCAAGCTGAAGACCTTTCTGGAAACAAACGGTTATACAATCAACAGTTTTACCGCGATCAAAACCGGTTATCGCCTGCATGTCCAAAAAGGAGACCTGTATATCAATATACGGTCCGCTTTTAATGAAACCTACGTGGCACAAAATCAATCCTCGGCATTTTGGGGCATCGCCCTGAACGGCTCGACCGGTTACGATGCGGGAGCCCCCGGCGGGGACTTAGCCTGGCACAATCAGCCCGGCAGGCCAGGTCCGACGGGCACAAGTCAATACGGCTTTGTATCCGTCGCCGGCGGTATGACCGCCGCTATCCCCAGTTATTATTTTTTTCTCGATACGGACGGTTTTGTCGCCTGCATCGAGATTTCGACGGGCGTGTTTCGTTGGATTTACTGGGGCAAACTGACCATGTTCGGCAATGCCGGCGGGAACGCCCTGGATGGTTTCTTCACCGGCGCCGTGATCGGACCATACAGTTACCTGAATGAGCCCTACAATCCGTTTAGCAACACATCTGGAGACTATGGCGTTTGCTTTTTCCTGTATTTCAACGTGCCTGAAAACACCCAGAAATGGTTCAGCGCAGTCAATGCGCTGGGAGGGTACGGCCGCACCACCGGGCTCATCGCCTATACCCCGTTCAGCAATAGTCTCATGGCCAATAACGAAAACTATGCGGGCTACCTGCACAACCTGATTCGGTCGATCCCCGGCAACCTAGGTAACCTCTCGCCGCTTCTACCCTGTTTTATGGGCGTGGCCACACCCACGCGGGACACACTGCTGGGTCATTTCGATATGGTGCGCCTGACCCGTATCGCCGGTTTTACCACCGGCCAGGAAGTGTCCCTCGGCGGGAAAACCTGGAAGGTGCTGCCCGCCATATCCCGCACTGACGTAAACGGCTATGCCGTCGCCGTGAAGAAAGTGGCCTGATCATGAGCGTCGTTGCCCCCGATGTCCTGAACGCCTACGTCGCAACCAAGCCGCCAGCCTACACGACATCCATCTCACTACAGGCCAAGCTGTCCACGGAAGGCTTTTACGGTGCGCGCACATCGACGCAACCGGTGGATGAGCCTGGAATAGAAAAGGTCGGATGCCTCGCGCCCCAGTGGGGCAATCTCCTGTACGATCAGATCCTAGCGGTCCCCGAGCGGATTGACTACGGCTACCTGCTGGCGCGCCGGGAAGACAACGCAAGCCTGTGGAATACCTTCCGGACCTCGAAGACCGTATCCACCATCACCGGATACGGCATGGAGGGCATTACCTTGACCGGTGTCAATCCAGGTTCCGTGGCAAAGCCCCTCAAATCCATTGCCTTCACCATCGTCGCCACACTGTCCGGACCGTCGAACATCAACGGTTATTATGAGTTCGATTTCGGCGGGGTCCTGGTTGATATTGCGATTACAGGCAGCCGGACGATGATCTTCCCCTACCCGCCCCGGACTGGGATGATCGAAACCCTGGAGTGGCTGACGGATGTGATCACATCCTTTGACGGCGCCGAAGGCCGGGACGGCGCGCGGATGGCCCCCCGCCAGGGATTTGAGGGGGAATACCGGAGCGACGACCGCAACGAGCGAATTCGCATGGCGGCGATTCTCTCCGGATGGCTGATCAATACGTTTTCACTGCCCGTCTGGCCGCAGCACCGTCAGGTCGCCAGTATTGTCTCCGGCGCAACGACGATCCTGCTGGATACGTCTTGTGCGGAGTATCGCAACGGTGGTTTTGCGGTCATTCGTGAGAGCAACGGCAAGGCGGAGATCGTCACGATCACGGAAGTGCTCGCGGATCGGATCAACCTGGCCTACCCGGTGACCAGGGCTTACACCAATCCTTTTGTCATGCCCGCCCGTGTTGCCCGGATTACGGGGAACGTTTCTATGGGAGACACGGGCCTCAAGGCCGCGCGTTACCAGCTCAAATTCGAGGTCCTGGATAACTGGGAGGTATCGACGGGGCCGTCTGCCGTCCAGTATCGCGGCTATGATGTCCTGACGAAACCCGGTCTCATGCCGGGAGGCGACCTCCTGGAACGCGATTTCGAGCGGGACATCGAGCGGATCGATTACGACACGGGCATAACCTACATCGACACCGGCATGGACTGGAGCCGGATCGGGACCAGGGCGATCAGGATCCTGACCCGAAACCGGCAGGAAGCCTGGGAATACCGCCGCTGGCTCCAGCGCCGGGAAGGCCGCTATCGGCCTTTCTGGGTGCCGAGCTTCACCCGGGACATCGAACTGGCCCAGCCCTTCGGCGCCTCTGAAACCACCCTGCATATCGTCAATATCGATTATACGAACCTGCTTTATGGGAACCCGCAATTCCGACACATGGCCTTTTTCAGGACCGACGGCACGGTCCTGTACCGGAAAATCACGGCGGCCGCCGTGACAGACACCGATGAAATCATTTCCCTGGACACGTCTCTCGGATTTGATGGGAATATGGGCAGTTTCGAGATGATTTCGTTTATGGCGCTCAATCGTCTGGCCGCCGACCGTGTGGAAATAGCCTGGGAAGACCCGGACATCCTGAATTCGGAAATCGGCCTCATGGGGATTGACGATGAGAGTTGAAATCTACCGCTTCGCATCGCGGACCGAACGCTGGCTGTTCACCTCGGCCGATCGGGACCAGATCCATCTGGGCGAGACTTATACAGCCGTGCCGATCGGCCGTGAAAAGAACGAAATGACCGAGAACATCCACAAGGCGTCCCTGACCGTCAGCGTTCCGCGCGACAATGCCCTGGCGTCCAGATATTTCGCAGATCGGCCGGAATCGATGGTCTCGCTGACCATCTATGAGATCGGCGGGCCGTCGCCACGGACAATCTGGAAAGGCCGCATCGTTTCGGTCAACGCGGCGGGCGCCAGGGTCAAGATCACCCTGGAGTCTATCTTCACATCCCTGAACCGGCCGGGTCTGCGGGCGGTTTATCAGCTATCGTGCCGGCACCCGCTTTACGGCACTTATTGCCGCGTTTTGTCCAGCCAGCATCAGACGCTGGCCAACATTACCGCCATATCGGGCGTGACTTTGACCGTAAGCGGTATCGGCGGATTTGCCAACGGTTGGTTCACATCCGGATACCTCGTGCAGGAAGGGATCCGGTACCGGATGATCATGACCCATACAGGCGACCAGATCACCATTGACCGGCCGCTGCGGCATACGGGTGAGATCCGCATCTATCCTGGCTGTAACCACCTGATGTCCGACTGCAAAAACAAGTTTGCCAATCTTCTTAATTTCGGCGGCTTTCCCTGGATACCGGGGCAGACGCCGTTCGAGGGACTGGGCGCGCTCGGCGTGGCTCCCAGGGCGCTATAAGGTGAAACCATGCTCGAATCCCTGGAACAATTAAAAACCTTGCAGGTGCCGGACGGCGTTACACCGCTTATGGCCGTCATGGGCTGGGACGACCTGGCCTATGTTGTGGTTATGCTGGTTCTGTCGATGATCAGCTATTACATCAGCCGGAAGAACCAGCCGGAACCGGTCGCGCCGAAACCGGCGGCCCTGGAAGATTTCAGCGTCCCCACGGCGGAAATCGGCCGGGAGATCCCGGTGCTTTTCGGCACGCGCTGGATCAAGTCGCCGAATGTCGTCTGGTACGGGGACCTGATGATCGAAGCCAAGAAGGAAAAGGTGGGTTGATGAAGATCACGGTGTCTGATGCCAGGGCTCTTTCCTACTGCCTTCTGGGCGTGCGGCGCGTCTGCAGCAAGTACGGCCTGAATTTCAAGGCGTTCATCCGCGAGGGGCTCGATGAAGAAGAGCTGGCCCGCATCGACGACGCCCAGATCAAGAAACTGATCGAGGCGGCGCATGGGCGGTAAGAAGAAAAAAGTCGTCGTCGGATACCGGTATTATCTCGGCATGCACATGATTATCTGTCACGGTCCCGTGGACGCCGTGACGGGCCTCATGACCGGGGATTATCTTGCCTGGACCGGTAACGTCACCGCCAATGCCCAGATCAGTATCAGCCAGCCGAACCTGTACGGCGGCAAATCCCGGGAAGGCGGCATCTCCGGCAAGCTGGACATCGAATTCGGCGGCGCGGCCCAGGGTGCAAATTCCTACCTGGCCTCCGTTCTGGGCGATGTCCCCGCGTTCCGGGGCGTCGTCGGCCTCGTATCCCGCCGGATGTACTTAGGCGACAGCCCCTACCTGAAACCCTGGTTGATCCGGGCCAGGCGGACCCAGATCAACTGGCAGAATACCCTGGCCAAAATCGGCGATGACATGAACCCCGCGCATATTATCTACAATTGCCTGACCAACAGCGAGTGGGGCATGGGCTATCCTGAAACCGACATCGACCAGACCGCCTTCGCGGCGGCGGCGCAAACCCTGTACGATGAAGGATTCGGGCTTTCCACATTCTGGGTCCGTTCCATCTCCATCCAGGATTTCATCAATGAGATCAAGGGGGTCATCGACGCAGCGCATTACGTCGAGCCGTCTAATGGACTGATCACGTTGAAATTGCTGCGCGGCGACTATAACCCGGCCACGCTGACCGTGCTTTCCCCGTCGAACGTCGCGAAGATCGAGTCCTACACGCGGCATACCCACGCGGAAATGGCCAATACGGTCGTGCTCAAATTCTCGGAGCGCCAGGACAAATCCGACGAGGACAACGCCGTCACGGTCCACAATATCGCCCTCATCCAGAGCATGGGGCAGATCGTACCCTACGAAGTCAATTATCCGGCCATCGCCACGGCCGCCGTCGCCTCCAGGGTGGCAGCCAGGGAACTGCGTAAGGTCTCACAGGAGCTTTCGGTGGTGACCCTGATCGCCAATCACGAGGCCAGGGATCTGCGGCCCGGATCCGTCTTCACATTATCCTGGCCGAAATACGGCATCGCCTCCGAAATCATGCGGGTGGTCAGCATCGATTTCGGCACGCTGCAATCCGGGGAAATTAGGATTTCCGCCATGCAGGATATTTTCGGTACGTCGACGGCGGTTTACGCGGACGTGCCGCAATCGGGATGGACGCCCCCCCTGTCCCTGCCCATCGCCGCAACCAACCGCCGCCTGGAGGAAATGCCCTACTATATCATCCTGCAGGAGATCGGCGAAAGTGACGCGGCGCTCGCCGAACTGGTCGATCTCGGCGGCTTTCTGATGGGCCTTTACATCCAGCCGGTGGGGGACGCCCTGGAATACCGGCTCTTTGTCCGGCCGAACACCGGGGAATATATTGACGCCGGGCGGTTCGACTACACACCCACGGGCACCCTGCAGGCCGCTATGACCAAAATTGCGACCACGACCGTGCTGGAAAATATCCGCGCCATCGACAGCGTTTTTCTGAATTCTCTGGCTTACATTGAAAACGAAATCGTCCAGGTCACCGCCATTGCCGACGGGACGATCACCATAGTCCGGGGTGTTCTGGATACCGTGCCGGCCGAACATCCGGCGGGCGCACGGGTGTGGTTCTTTGAGGACTTCTTCGGCTCCGACCGGGTCCAGAAAGTAAGAAACGAGATTGTCAACGCCCGGTCCTGCACGATCACCGGCAGGGGCGAACTTGCCCTGGCCGACGCCCCGACGGACAATTACACCTTTGCGGCCCGGATGATCAAACCTTATCCCCCCGGCCGGTTCCGCCTGAATAACGCGGCCTATCCTGAATATATAAGTGGTGAGCTGACCATTGCCTGGGCGCACCGGGACCGCCTGACACAGACCGGGCCGATCATTTCCCAGGATAACGGCAATATCGGACCCGAGGCGGGCACGACTTATACGATCCGGATTTACGGCGAAACGGGCGCGCTGAGGCGGACATACAGCGGCGAGACCGGAACGAGCAAGGTCTATCCGCTGGGCGATGAGATAACGGATTCCGGCCTGGGCAGGCCGAACGGCGTCATGCGCGTCGTATTGTTCAGCCAGAGGGCCGGGTACGATTCCTGGCAGGCCCAGGACCACACTTTCGACTGCCGTGGATACGGAATGCTCTACGGCCAATCTTACGGGGAGTAATTATCATGCCATCGACAACCGATCCGAATCTTGGACTGAATTACGGCTGGGACTTCCGCGAAAGCGGATGGAAATCCGGTATGGACGCCAACCTGAAGAAGCTGGGCGCGCTCGTGTGCCTGAGCGTGAAGACGATCCAGGACGCCCCGCCGGCATCGCCCGTCAATGGAGACCGGTATATCATCGGTACCGGATCCGGCGACTGGTCCGGGAAGAACGGCCAGATCGCCGTGCGGGTCGCCGTAGCCTGGGAATATTATACCCCGAAAACGGGCTGGCTCGCCTGGAACGAGAACAACGACACCGTGTACGTTTATACGGCGTCCTGGGGGCCTTATAAAGGCGGAACGACTCTGAACAAGCGTCCTGTGCAAATCCCCGTTTTTGCCCCCACAATTGACGTAACCAGCGGCGACGGCAAGGCTTATTTCATCGTTCCGGATGAGTACAATGGCATGAACCTGGTCCGCGTGGCGGCGACGGTCATCACCGCCGGAACGACGAACCCCACAGTGGTCGACGTCTACAATGTGACGGATAGCTGCGATATGCTTTCAACCGGCATGAATATCGAAAGCGGCGAAACATCCACCCGCACATCCGCGACGCCGGGCACAATCGACACCGCCCACGACGATGTGTCCACCGGCGACGTCCTGCGGATCGACTTGACCTCCGTTTCGACCACCGCCCCGAAAGGCCTCATCGTGGAGTTGGTGTTTCAGTAGAAAGAAAGCGGATGGCATATTAAGGAGCTGTAACTCCTCAATCCATGTGACCGGGGGATCACATGGCGGAGAGCCCGCTACCACCCGCCTGTGTAGAGAGAACAGCAGGCATATATCAGATCGCGGCCGGACCCATCTCCATCAGATCCGCTGGATACGGTTTGAGAATGGCCAGGAGGCCCAGTGTATCCTGATTATCCGGATCGATCCAGGTGGCTTCATTTATCTTCGGCACAATGACCGGCATCCGGTCATGAACAGGTCTTACCAGGTCGTTTGCATCCGTCGTGATAATGGTGCAGGTACGCAGGGGAATTTTCTCCGGCGATATCCAAGTGTCGAACAGGCCAGCAAACCCGAACGACTCCCCGGATTTCAGGCCGAATCTCATCGGCGTTTTTCTTTTGCCCTCTGTCTTCCATTCATAAAAGCCGTCGGCAACGATTAGACACCGATGCTGCCGGAAGGCCTTTCTGAACGAGGGCTTTTCCGCCACGGTTTCCGCCCTGGCATTGATCATCTTATTTCCGATGGCCGGGTCTTTTGCCCAGGAGGGAACCAGGCCCCATTTGAAATCGGCCAGTTTGTTGACCTCATCACGGACAACCACCGTAATCATCTGGCCGGGACTGATGTTGACGCCCTGATGCAGTTCCCCGGACACCCCTTGAATATCAAAGGATTGAACGATCCTCGACAAATCCGTCAGCAATACAAAACGGCCGCACATGGGTTACGCCTCAACCATCCTTGATGACCATCAGATACTACAATAGTGAATGTTATGCCAATGTTGAGTGACCTTTGAATTAAGTTAATGGGCAGCCATAGTCCAACGCTTTATTATTAAAATCTATATGCAGTGGTGCTTTATATGCGATACCACAATATATTGATTATTTTCTTGATTAAAACAATATGCCATAGTATTTTTAAAAAAGTAAACCCCACTCTGCAAAGTGGGGTCCGGTTAAAAGTAGCTCGGTTAAGTAGCGTGCTTTGAGAAAATGTGTATCTTAATTCTCGAATGCTGTCAATAGGCTGCTCTTAAATTTACCCGGGGAAAGAGGGGTGACAAGATATTGGGCAAAGTTAGAGACGCTAGAACTGGTAAGTATGTTAAGAAGGAAGAAGCCACCAGAAGACCGTCGACAACCGTAACAGAAACTGACAAACCGAAGAAGAAGTAGTTACGATAGGGGCTCTGCTCATAATGGGTAGAGCCCCTATTATATGTGCTTGTTAGCTGTTTTCATGTATCAAAGTATCTATCAATTTCATCTTTGACTTCTTTGATCAGTTTTTTCTTTTCGTCTTTCAATTCGAATGCTTCTTTTACCAATATTGTAATTTCATCAATAGATTTTTTGTCTAAAATCGGAATTTGTATATCCAGTATATGATTTGAAATTGTCGGTATCGTTGATTGAATTACTGTATATCTTTCTGCCTGGTATCTTGAAACTTCTTTTATAGTTAAAACCAAAAACAAATATTCAGGCGTTAGGTTGTATTTTTTTGCTTCCGCCTTTAGTCTTAATCTTTTTATATGGCTTTGAATAATCACTCTATCCTGTTTGGTCAGCATTGCTACAAGTCCAATTTTACCGTCGTTATTATATAAAACATCACCAGCTTCTATGTCCTGCCTTAATTCTTGATAAACTTCTTGCGGAATATAAAAATCGGGAAATTGATCCACTTCATAATTTACGAGGTCAGAAGTTCTGATAAAAGGAATATCGCTATTTTTTTTGTCTAAATATTTATTGTAATTATCGCTCCCAACTTCATCGCCTTTTTTTGCTGTGGCAATTTCGCCAAGCGGAATAGTTTGCCACTTGCTTTGAATAGCTTTTAGAGTATTCACATAAAGCGGATATGAAAACGCCGGAGTCCAAAGATCAGAATTTAAAATAGCTGATAATTTTACTGAATATGACATTATTTTTTGTATTTGTGAAAAATCAATCCCTAATTCCTTAATTAATGTTGATTTTGCTTGTTCAATCAGAGAAATAGCTTTTATTTCTTTTTTTATAGAAATCTGTTCCAAGTTGGTTATTTTGTTTACAAAATTTTCATCAGGAATAGGGAGATCAATTTTCTTAATATTTTTCAGTGATAGAAGTTGTTGAATATTGCCAGTTGTCAAATTGTGTAACTGCCATTTACCAACTCTTGATCTGAAAAAAGCTGTAACAAATTCTGGCGAAAGCGGTGAGTCACCCTTTAGAGTAATACTTGAAATGTGCCTGGGAATACCCGCCTTGCCTACGTACTCACCTTTATAGATTGCAGATTTTCCTATGGTTCCATATATATTAATCAATATGTCGTTTTCTTTAATATGACAGCGTGTGAACCTTTTATAATCTTCTTCCGATATGAATGAATCATCTGATATTGGGTCGAAATTAATTACACCTTCTTTTATGTTCCTACCATATAGATATCTTATCCCACCAATTTTGTTTCGTTTGATATGGGAATGCTCGCCATCCGAAACTCTTTCAGCAATATTTTCCAGCTTTATGTAATGTATACCTTTTGTTAATGCTTTTTGTTTAATAATTGTAGAATAATAATAATAAGTTGGAACAAGTCTTGTTCCAAATTCAAAATGATCATTTGTTATTATAAAATATTTAAGCATTGGAATTAAAAAAATAAATTATTTTGTTGCTGCCATTTTTTAAAAAGAACAGCTAATTCAGCTATATCATCATCCTGCGTGTTATTTCCTCTTCTGTCGTGTCCACAACTTTCCGCAATGGCCATAAATATTGGATAATTTGGCGATGTTGTTTGATGTAAGAATTTTTGGAAGACTAAAATACTTGTTTTGGTCGACGTATTGGGCATAAAAGTTTCAATCGGCACATCGATAACTGCCCAAATTCTTCCTCTTGTCATTAACCAATTTCTTATATAACTAAATGTGTCATTACCAAAAACACCATCGGGCAGAACTATTGCCATTCTCCCGCCATCTTTTAATAGTTGTATGCATCTTTCAATAAAGAGAATTTGTGGAGCTTCCTTATCCTTTAATTTCCCCTTTTCCCAAACTCCTGTTTTTTTATCTTGCTTCCATTTATAACCGAGCTCAAATTGCTTTAATTTATCCTCGCCACGTACAGGAATTTTTGATCCAAAAGGTGGATTTGTTATAAGTACGCTAAAATCTTGCAAATGAATTTTTGTTTTTGTCATAGTTCCCCAGTTAGAGGGAACTTCCAAGCTATCTTCCGTAAATATGCCACTTTTACCATCACCGATTATTGCCATATATGCTTTGGCTACTTTTGATAGGAAATAATCTTTATCTATTCCTCTGATTTTATTTAAAGCAACTTCCATTTTTTCTTCTTGTAGGTTATTTTTATTCCAATGATATTTTTCACCTTCTGCATCAAGTTTCCTCCACACATGCCTTAATGATTCAATCAAGAAACCGCCGCTACCACAAGCAGGATCAATAATTAAATCCTCATCGCCGGGATCTAAAATATCAACCATCATTTTTACTACGTTTCTCGGAGTAAAAAACTGTCCTTGTCCACCTTTTAGGGCGTGTCCTATAAATGTTTCAAAAGCATCTGCAATAATGTCTCTTTCTGCTTCAATTAGGCAGTAGTTCTGTAATTCTCCAACAACATAAGCAACGGAATTTGCGTCGAGTGTTATAAAGTCGCTATTGTCTAATACTTCTTTATATTTCCGTTTTACCTTATCAAAAAGATCCAGAATCCTATCCTTTACTTCCTTGGCTTCCTGATCTACACCAGCTCGAAAAGTAACGATGGCATTTGGCTCTGTAAACCTTTCATCGTAAATTTTACAAAAAATTAGATTGATGAGTTGTTGTGCTAACACTTCATCTCTTGTCGCTCCAATTGTATTAGCTGCTAAATGATTTCTAATTGCTTTGAATGTGGCCTTCAGATTGTGTGTTGGTTTAAGGTCCTTTCTTTTGAATTTGCCAATGTCTTCTACACGTTGACCATATTGTGGAATGTTAGGAATTTCCTCAAAGTCAATTCTTCCATCTCTTTCGATTTTTCTTAAAAAAAGCCTTTCGTCACCATTAAACCAAACCCCTAAAAAAGCTTTTGAAAACCTTAAATAATCCTGGAGTTGAGTTTTTCCATCTTTCCTGTTTTTCTTTTTACACTCAACGATTATGTAAATATCATCGTCTTGTTTTTTATTGTTTGGAAAAACAGCAATATCAACAGGATATTCTTTTTTAGTGTCAGAGGGTCTGGCTTTAACCCTGAATTGTGGTCTTGTTTGGATATGCTCTTTTGGGTAGTTGTAATCTTCAACCAGTTGCTTGGCGAAAACTTGAACTGCCTCGATTTCCTCTGGCGTGGCTTTTACCTCTTGCCCTGAAATAAAATCAATAATGTATCCGTCTTTCATTTATAGTTTCCTTTTATTATTTTCTCAATTTATCCTCTTCAATATTCAGCCCGACCGTTAGCGCATTAATAATTGTATCCAGCCGGTTTACGATATGGTTGACTCTAAAGGCCCATCTCAATATTGCTACTTGAACGGCAAAGAACAGAAGCAACAGGAACAACCAGGCAATAACATATTCTGATCCAAACATTTTCATTCCCCCCTTTTAATTTTTTTCTTTCTATATTCCCACGGCGGCGTTGGATTTGAATCGGTCCACAAACCGACGCCTTTTGATTTGGCATCATGTTCATGGCCGATCCAATGGGAACACGCCGGCGCATTGCAGTACTTTCGATAAACCCACGCATAACCGGCCTTGATCATTTCTTCACTGAAATTTTTATCTCCCACACGGATGATGGCGACAGTGCGGCCGTATTTATCCATGTCAACCGGATCAACATCGACCGTTTTACCGAAAAAAAGAGCCGACGCGTATTGCTTTGCTCTGTTTCCGAAAGCCTGTCCCTTTTCCGGCGCATCGATCCCGTAAACCCTGATCTTCACACCTCTGCCGTCATGCATGACAGTGATCGTGTCTCCATCCGAGATTTCAACCACCTTGCCCTGCCAGGCTAGACAGACAGAGGTAACCATGACGCTAAGGGCAAAAATCCAAAATATCATGAATATGGCTTTTTTCATTTGAAACTTATTGAGCGGCAGCCTCCTATTTAATCTGTGCCTCGCTGATGGAACTATCCTGATACTAAATTATGTAAGCAGTCCCCGGAATTCCCTCTAAAAATTGTGGAAATCCCGCTCGCGGTTACCTTGACCAAGTTCGTCCAACGCTGCAAGCAGTCGCGGACCAATATCCATTGCCCATAGTACTGTTTTTTGATCGACGGACGCCCCATGAACCGCAGAGTTCAGCAAGCCTGTAAGATCAGCCAACACTGATCGTTCCTGCTGACCTAGAACATTTTTATCACTGAGCAGTCTAAGTAGCTGCCCTATACCACGATTCCGGACGTCGATATGATTCCTTTCTGCGATCGCAACCAAGCGTTTCTCAATTTCAATACGGAGTCCAGCCAATGCCAAGTTGGGTTCTTCTTGTGCAACACGCTGAAAAGTGAACTCCGGTATATTTGCATTAGTGGATGTAACGGGTACAAGTAAACCGGCTTGCTCGGCACGCTGGCCCGCTTGTTGGAGTTCTTGAAATTCAACCTTTCCGCCCCCTGGAAACTCAATTGACTTAAAGATAGGAGCCAGCCACGGCAGTAATGCGACAACAAACAGCATTACTGTAATGCCATCAATGGCCAAGTTAGGCCATAATAAATGAACGCCTGCAATGGCAAGTGCACCAATGCTAATGACTAAACGTAGTAGCCCACCAAGTGAGATTTGCTTTGTTGACTTCTCATCAAACATTTCTATTCATACCTTTTAAAATGGCACATCCTCATCGATGATGTCTTGCGGCGCTATTTCAACAGGTGGATTCTTTTCAAGATGACATTTAATTAAAAAAACAATAAGAGAGGCAGATAAATGTAAAGTCAGCTCCGCGAGAGACGCAGGGACATCCGCCACGTCCTTTCCTTGCCCGTGGCCAGCTTCATTGTTGCGTGTTTTAACCACAATATTGAGAAATTCACGGAAATGATCAAGAAACCCTTCATAGTAGGATGGGGCGTATCCATCTCGACATATTTTTTTAATCAACTCTCCTGTATTTGCATCTTTACCCAGTATAGCCTTCATTGTGCTTTCCAATGCGTGATTGGCAAGTAGAATGCACTGCTTATAATCTTTTTCCATAAAAGCAGAACGAGCATTAAGGAATTCTTCAAGGGCCCCACTGTATGTATTGGAATCTAATAGTTGCTGAGCTTGAGACAGAACTTCTGATTCTAAAAAATCTGAATCAATTATATAAAACTCTCCATTGAAATATCGTAGGTTAATATGGTGTATCTCAAACAATTTGTTCAAATCAGACGTAAATTTTGCAATTTTATCGAGTTCCAATTCATCAACAAACAATTCAATAGCATCTATAACGTGATGTGGGGTTCCCTTTTCGATAAACTCGCTGAAATGATTAACTGAAACCATACCTGCACCGTTCCAGTACTGAAGTGCTTGCCAACCACGTCTGTCCAGTATTGCTTTTGCCACGGCCTCGCAAATTTCATATTCGCCGAGCCAGTCATTCCAACCTGAATAGCTCTGAAATAAGCGCAACAGACTCCGTCTAAATTCTAGCCTCAGACTAAGCTTGATGCGTTTGCTTCTCAGAGCTTTCTCGTGTCTTTCACTAAATACTCTATCTTTCATTTACCCTCACTTATTTAACAAAGCGAATTTAACCAGGTTCCATAAAAAGTTCATATTTATTCGTATAGAAATACTTCCTGCTTAATCAGACCGTCTTCGCAATATTCTTTACTCTAATGAAATGACGTGATTATTTCGGATACTTCAGATTCATACCTTCCCCCGAGAGATATTTATTTTGATGGGATTTTTTGATTGTGGATAATGGGGTACTGAAGATTTTACGGATGAGGCTTTCGCGGATGGCAATATGGCGTTGTTTCCCCCGGTTTCCATAATATGAGTGACGGTCTGCCGCGCGGCGGCGGATGCTCGCGGGCCTTTCTGTGAAATTTGCACACTTTCCATTTCAGATCATCGTCGATTCGGTTAAGATAGATTACTTTGCAGCAGTTTGCTTTCCCTTCCCCGCCCTGAGTGGTGCTTCCGGCTGAACATCGGGCAAGTCTTTTTTTGCTTTGCGTTTTCCCTTCTTTTCAATGCTGTTCCAGTACACGTTCAGGGTGGTTGAAATTGCGTTTTTAGCTTCCTCATCCCCCGATTCCATGATCTCCTGAAGTTCCCGGCATGCCTCCTTGACCTCATCAGACCAGTTGCCGCAGGTGGGACATTTAGCTCGTTGATTGCTTTCTTCGCCTGTCAGAAGCCAGTCGACTGTACATCCAAATTCATTACAAATCGTAATAAGGGCATCGATGGATGGCTTTAATTCAGTATGGCGCCATCGAGTAGCAGCATCCCGTTTGTTGATCCTTGTATTGAATGCTTTCGCATTACCCGCGCAAAAGCAATCAATTAAGTAGTCTATATTATTAATAAATATATTTTTATCCCATTTCATACTAATTTATATGTAATTTATTCTTGACATTATACTAATTAATGTGTATTTCCTCTCCCCAGCGATTGACGTTTATGTAAAAACAATAACCGGGGGACCACGTCATGCTGAAAAACATTTCAAACCGCATTGGCAATTTTATAAATTCCTATCGCCAGAAGCGCCAATCCCACACCATCAAAGCAGAGACCCGACAATATGTTCTTGCGTGGGTGCTCTGTGATGATCCCCCCACCGGGAGCATATATATTTCGGCGCATAATCCCTGTCTGAAGCGGATGGTTGATCCATTCACCGATGCCCCAAAAGAACAACCCGCAGAATACCAGGAAGGCGTGGGGATTTGCGATGCCCTTGAAGTCGAAAACAAGGGATGCAATCGCCCCGGCGGCCCCGACCACTATAAATACGTGGTACCAATACTCTATCTTGAACCCGGCGAGGAAGTTGTCCATTTATACCCCGATACACTGCAAACCAAAGACATCCTGCACCAATGCGCCGACGCTTTCCTGGCCCTGTCTGACAGCAACCGGGAAATATCGAACCAGGCAACAAACTTCTATCACCGGCAAATGGTCAGAAAGATGTCCAATACGCAAAAACACTGCGCGGTTTTCCTGATCGAAGTCGCTAACGCACTGCCGTCCATTCATCCAGATCTGCGGGGTGTTTCACGACTTTACGCACGTCCCACTTCGGCCAACCAGTCTGGCAATCATAAACATCACCCGCTGCCAGCGACGGGGTTTGATAATCTCCAAGGGGAACATCGTCAATATAGAGACGATATCCGCCGGTTAATACGGGGTGCGGCCGAATTGAAAAAGTCCCGATGTCCGTTTTGTAAAAATACTTCATCTCACTGTTCCCCATCAGGAGTTAAGGGATCACCTAATGGACGATACTCGTAAACCCCAGGGCGAGGAACTTTCGGCCATGCGCGAAAGACTGCTGCGATTCCATAAGTCTCTGCCTTTCGATAAAGTGCAAACGCTTCTGGTGATTTATCCGGATCAGGACACAGCTCGTCTGGCCAGCACTTTACGGATTCACGTTCTTTCACGACCCAGGAGTAATCCATGATATACGCACGCGCCTTTGCTTCCGCAGCATCGGGGTCTTGCTCCCTTGTCCACACCTCGATCCGCCCGCCTTCTATATCCTCCGCGTGGGGCGCCCTCACAGTTGGGGCTGCCAAGAAAACGAAACAAAACATCGGCATCTCAACACCTCTCTTTCGTAAGGTCAGTCCCGTGCTGAAATCGATGGATAAATCGCGGCCAGTGTCTGTTTCAGATCCGCCACATCATATGAAAGAACAAGTATTTTATTGTAAATCTCTTCGAGCTTTTCTTCATCCGTCATGGCTCCAAAACGGCTCTGGCGGAATTCATAATCGGCATCATGGCTGTTGGACAATGCCTGGAAAAGATCGTTCAAATTCATCATATTCACTCACCCCCCGAATGAGATTTTTATTCCGGCCGCAGCCGTTTTACTTGAAAGATCGGAAACGTTCAAAAAACAATCTTACGCCCTACCCTCCGGATACCGGATTTTTAGCAGGGCGCGATAATAACCTTCCAGGAGCCATTGAACGATGAGCTGCTTTTCCTTGCGCACTTCTGCCAATACGCTCTCGGCTTCCCGGTCGGACAGTTCTACGTCGAAAATATCCTGGCCGTTGAGAGAAGACCTCATCTCCTCGACCACTTCGAGCGCGAAGTCCCTGGATCGACCCGACGATTCCGTCAGAATCCGGATAAATAATTCTCCATGGGTCACAAGACCAATCCCCCGAGCTATGGTCGACAGGACAAATCGCCTCGCCTTTGGCTGGGCGGTCCCGAATAAACGTTGTTTGATGGTGCCGGTTGTGAAGGTATCCCCCGGCCGGGAATTATACACGATAAAGGCGCAACGGCAATAAGAAATTGAAGGTACACAAATGAACCAGTTGAAGCTGGATTTTTCAAGGGTTGTCAAACCCCTTGATGCGGAAAAAAAGACCGAACTGATTTCCTTCCGCACCGGAGAAAAATTTAAGCGCGATCTCATCACGATCGCCCAGGCCAAGGATGTGGACCTGGCGGAGTTGATCTTTGAATATGCCATAAATGGGTACCTCGACGATTACAAAAACATCATGCTCTTTCAGATGCATGGAGAGAAAACCGTTCGTGATCTGCTGTCGAGAAACGGATAACCCGATTTTTTTTATTTGTCACGTATACATTCGTATACGTTGCGAAGCGGAGCGTATACATGAATGATAACTGGTATTTGAACAAGGTGCGGCACTCGACCTGGTTGCCCCCCCAGCGGCCAGGAGCCCTCCTGGGCTGCCGCACCACCAAACACGGGGGGATAATCTCTGAAAGTCACGGCGGCGTGGAAAGCAGACACGCACAGAAGAGTAGTCAGAAGAGGTAACAGCCCGATTATGTCTTGTTTGAGACGACGTGATAACCCTGGCAAGCGCGAACGACAGGCTGGAAAACGCCATAGGCGTACAGTTATCTTTGGTTGCCTGATTGATAACCAGAGAGAACTATCGGTTGCGGAACCGTTGAAGGTCGGACGAAAGCATGCCTTGCGCCGAATGCGTCGAATCCTTGGCTGTGGTCAATGACGAAAAGACTCGTAAAAGGTATCGAGGAGTTCCGCAGGCAGTACCAGCCGGAGTAGCGCCCGGCCCGTGACTTTCACTGTATTGACGGGGGATTTAATGATGAGAAAGGTTGTTTTGGTTAATCCGGATGATCCGCATAACCTGTGCGATATCTTCGACGGGGACCGGATCACGCCGGATGGAGATCTTTATAGGGTGGCCCAGGGCGTCAATGAATGGGATCTGGAACGGATCTGGATGAATTATGAACGGGGGGAATATGAAAAACGGACATTATGAGGAGATCGGGGCGTATATCGGCGCCCTGGTGGACAAGCAAAACAGGACCTTCATCGAATCGTTCCGGCGTACCGGCGATATGCTGCGGATTTTGTATCCGCTTGGTGTCAGGCCGGACCAATACGAGGATTTCCTTGCCCAGGTGCGGGTCATCGATCTGCAATTCCAGATCGCCGCGCAAAAGACGGCCGCCGGTGAACAACCCTGGCAGCACATCGCCGGTTATGGATTGCTCAAGTGCCGGGACATCGATATGGGGAAAAAAGATGAAGGCAGTACCGATCTATCTCAATAACAACCATACGGGCTCCTTACGGTTGCCATGGTTCCGTGCGATCTGCCGGCCACTAATCCGTTTTGCCACGGTTACCCTTGCCTGTCTCTCAATCCTGGTCATGGGCTCGGAAAATATCTGGTTTCCCTGGCCCAACCTGGCCGGCGCCTGTGTGCTGGTCACGCTTCTTGTCCTTTGCCGGCAAACGGTAAAACGATCGGATTTTTAACCATGTTGACCGCCGTCAAAAATAAGTTTACACCTAACCCTTCTATTCCATATCGAAAGGAGGGGTTATGTATGAAAGGCGGTATTTATTCAGACGAGAGATGTCCCGTCTGTGGCGCGTCATTCGTCGACAATCGGATCGACGCGCTGCTCTGTCCGAATCATCCAAAAATCAGGGCGTCCAGTTTCAAGGTCAAATTCGGGAAACTGACAAAGCGCTTCAAGGATTATGAAAGCGCGTTTCGCAAGTTGACGGGCTTCCGCTACAAAGTGGACGAGAACACCTTTGACGAGCGGGACTACCGGCGGGACAATCCGCTCGGTTTCGCAAACCTGATGGATCAATGGTTCGTCGATAAAACGGTCGAAAGCAAAACGCGCACCGGTAAGATCGAGCGGAAAATCAAGCCGGGCACGATCCGGAATTACCGATATTACAAGGAAGTCATGTGCGGTTACTTCCAGAACCGGAATATCAAGGAGGTTTGGGAGGACCAAGGGGGACTCGAAGATTTTTTCAATTCCCTGACGTCCGTGGGCAACAAGACGAAGTGGAATTACCGATCGGCCATGAGTGACTTTTTTACCTGGGTATGGCGCCGGAACAAAAAGTCATTCTCGCGTCAGGCAATCGAAAAGCCAGAGCTGCCGGAGATTTCATTTACGCTGGGTTACAGAAAGCTCGTATCCAAGGATACCCAGTTTGATATTGTGGAAGAGGTCAAGCGCATCACCGCCTTCAATCCTAAAATCTATCTGGGGATCAAGTGGCTTTGCACCTACATCAAGGTTCGGCCGAAAGAGCTTAACGCACTTAAAGAGGGAGAAATAAACCTGGATACAGGTCACCTGCTGTTCCCCGATCCGAAAGAGAACGTCTGGAAAGCCGTACCTCTATTGGGTGAAGACATCGAGATCATCAGGGAAATGCGTAAAAAGTACCCGGCCGTTCCGAATATGCCGTTTTTCCGCCATGTGGGGGGATACAACAACCGGGTTAAGGAGAATACGCACTTTGGTGAGGGCTATCTGTATGAATGGTGGAAGAAGGCGTGCCGGAATCTGGGCATCGAAGGTGTCGATATGTACGGGGGGACAAGGCACAGTTCTGTAACGGCTTTGAGGAAAAAACATACTCCGGAGCAAATAAAGCGAAGCGGCACGGGGCATGGCAGTGATGCATTTGATCGTTATTTTGAACTGGATGATGAGGATTCGTTGGCGTTGTACGTAGACGCTGTTCCCCGCAAAGCGGAGGTCATTCCCATTGGGAAAATTGACCCTGCTTTGACACCGGGGAAAAACGGCTAAGTAGCTGATATTATGGTGGGCCGTGCGGGAATCGGACCCGCGACCAACGGATTAAAAGTCCGCTGCTCTACCGGACTGAGCTAACGGCCCATGCATGTATTTTGAATGCGGTGCGCCCTCTTAGCAGCAATCGCGCAATC